CCCCTCTAAGGAGTCTCCTTAGCCCCCCCGGTCTCACGCGTGGCTGGGCACCGTGGGGGTATTTTACCCCACACGAAAAGAAAAGCGGAGGCTTTTGTCGTGCTGACTAACGGGGCGATGGCGCAAGCGCTCGGCATCTCGGCCCAGCGCGTCGGTCAGTTGAAACGGGAAGGAATGCCGATGGAAAGCATGGAGGCCGCGCAAGCGTGGCGGGACGCACGGGACGCGTCGAGGCGGACGGCCCCGGTCGTCGAGCTCGATACGCTGACCGACCTGACGCTTGAGCAGTCGATCGGGCAGCACCGCATCCGCGTTCAACAGGCCGGCGAGATTTGGGACGCGGCGATGAGGAGCGGGGACGTTAACCAGGGCAAGTTCCAGACCTCTTATAACCAAGCCTTCAAGACCCTCATCGACTTGGAGGCCGAACTTGAGCGCCGCCGCGTGACGAACGCCGAGTTCATCAGCGCGAAGGAAGCGACCGCCGCGATGCGCGAACTCATCGCCGAGGTCGTCAACCGCCTGGACAAGTTGGCGCTGGATTGCGCCGAGGGTTGCAACCCCGAGACTCCGGCAAAGGCGGTCAAGGTGCTCGAGGCTTGGGTGCGTAAGACCCGCGAGGAGCTGAGCCGTGCGTCAGGCTGATCTGGTGGCGGTCGGTCGGGACGTGCTCAGGCCGTCGACTGAGGGCGACATCGTCGCATGGCTGGAGGCGAACGTTCGGGCCATCCCAGACTCGCCGATGCCCGGGCCGTTCCGGGCTGACCGTACGCCATGGGTGCGGGATGCGCTGCGCATCGCCGCCGACCCCGAGGTGCAACTGATTACCGTCCTCGCGAGCATCCAGTCGGGCAAGTCGCTGTTCGCCCGTCTGCTGACCTGCTGGATCGCCGAGCACGCGCCCGGGCCTACGCTATTGCTCCAGGCTAACGACCCCGAGGCAAAGGACTTCGCCCTTCGTTACCTTCGCCCGGTGTTCAAGAACTGCCCGCCGGTGATGGCACGGCTGAAGGCCGACGACATGGAGCGATCGACGACCATCGACTTCGACCGCTTCCCTTTGTACTGCCGCGGGGCGTGGAACGAGTCGAACCTTCAGCGCCTGTCCATCCGTTACGTCATCGGTGACGAGTGCTGGCTGTGGCCGCCCGGGCATTTGCAGGAGGCGAGCGCCCGCGTGACGGCTTTCGGCTGGATGGGCAAGCGGGTGTTCATGACGCAGGGCGGGACGCTTGGCGGCAAGGGTGGCGAGTTCCATGCGCTGCACGAAACGACCGACCAACGGGATTGGAACTTCAGGTGCCCGAAGTGCGACCACCTTCAGCCCTGGCTGTGGGAGATGGTTCGCTTCCCCGAGGAGGCGAAGGCGAGCGGGTCGTGGGATTTGAACGCCGTTGCCGATGGCACGAAGTACGAGTGCGCCGGCTGTCATACGATGTTGGACGACAACGCCGGGACGCGGGCCGAGGCGAACGCCCGCGGGGAGTTCGTGGCGACCAACCCGCTGGCGTATCACGGCAAGGTCGGCTTGCATTGGAACAGCCTCGCGACGATGAGCTGGGGCGAGCTGGGCGTGATGATGCTCAAGGCGAAGGAGGCGGCGGACGTTTACGGCGACAACGAGCCTCGGCGTATCTTCAAGCAGAAGCGGCTCGCGATGGGGTGGCAGGAGGAGGGCGGCGAGATCGTGGCGGACGCGGCGGCCAGCGAGTACAACCTGGGCGACGCGTGGGAGGACGAGGCGTTCATCACGGGCAAGGGCAAGGTCGTCGACGGGAAGGAAGCGCCGGCGGGAAGCATCCCGTTCCGCACGATGGGGGTCGACGTCCAGCGCGGTCACTTCTGGGTCGTCGTCCGCAGCTGGGCAAAGACCGGGCATAGCCGCCTGTATGCCTTCGCCAAGGTCGAGACATGGGGCGGGGTCGAGGACTTCGCCAAGAAAAACGGCGTCCACAAGGCCATGATACTTTGCGACTCAGGAGACAATACGACCGAGGTCTACCGCGAGACGGCCCGCCGCGGCTGGAAGTGTGCCCGCGGTTCTGGTAACGAGGACTTCGCGGTGACGGATCGGGACGGCAAGACGACCCGCCGCTTTTATTCCGAGCGGCAGCGCATCCAAGTCCCGGGGCTACCGGGTCAGCCGGCGGTGCTCATCTCCTGGTCGAACTTGGCTGGGAAGGACTTGCTTCACGGGATGCGGGTCAGGCGCTTGCATACGTTCGCCCGGAACGTCGACCCGTTCTATGCCGAGATGATGGCGTCGGAAGTCCGCGTTAAGGACAAGCGCACGGGAAAACCGATGTGGATCATGCCGCAGGGGAAGAAGGATAACCACGCCTGGGACTGCGAACTTCTGTGCCTGTTGGCGGCGGTTCGCTGGGGCATCGGCAGCCGGGGCGAGACGGCTCAGGCCGAAGGGGTGGATGCCGCTTGACGCAAGGTTGTCGGGTGCTTGTGTGTTCATAGGCCACCGGCCCGGGACTTGCGCGTGGGGCGTGGGTTGGAACAACCGGGTCGGTGGCTCCCTGTTGCCATAGTCCGCAAAGGCAAATGGCATCTGGCATCTTCATTGGTCTGACCGAGGACGAACTTCTGGCAATCAAGGCCAAGGCGGTCGCGATGATCACCGAGGGCAAGACCCTCACTAGTTATTCCGACAGCGGGTCTTCGGCGACCCGTTCGTTCGTTATGCCCGCCCGCGAGATGTTGAGCGAGGCCATGTGGGCGCTGAGCAAACTCGACCCGCTGACCTACGGTTACAGGGTTTCGGTTGTCTCGACCAACTGGAACAATCCGATTGACGAATAATTTATGCCGCCTCGCAAGAAAGCCGTCAACCCCGTCAAAGCCCCCAAGGTTCCGAAGGACAAGGGGACGCCCGCGCCGTCGGCCTCGTTCGGCGGGTGGCAGAGCGTGGGTCAGACCCGTCTGCGCCGCGGCATCTACAACGGCCCCGCCCAGGACTTGCGCCGGGACATGAAGCCGAGCGACCGCCTGACGATGGTCAAGCGGTGCCGGTGGGCCGAGCGCAACAGCGGCCTGTTCAAACAGATCCTGAACGACCTCGTCCTGTACACCGTGGGAGACGGCATCAAGCCCCAGTCCCATGCGAGCGACCCGGCGCTGGCCGACCGCTACGAGGCGTACTTCGCGGATAAGTCGAAGCGCATCGACATCACGAACCGCTTTTCTTTCGCCCAGGTGCAGAGCATCCTGATGCGGGCGATGGCCCGGGACGGCGACTCGTTCGCGGCCAAGGTGCGGAACGCCAACGGCGACCCTAAACTTCAGCTCATCGAGGCTCACCGCGTAGGCGACCCGATGGACGTGCCGGCTCCCGAGGGTATGCACGACGGTTGCATCTTCGGCGCTTACGGGGAACTGATCGCCTTCAACGTCTACCGTTCGGACGGCAGCAACCGCCAGATTTTGGCGCAGTCGATGATGCACGTCGTCGACCACGAGTACGCCTCCGGCGCTCGCGGCGTGCCTCTGCTCCAGCACTCGATTAACTCCATTCAGGACGAGATGGACATTCTCGAGCTCGAGAAGCTCGCGGTTAAGGACAACGCCGACGTGACGCGGGTCATCAAGAAGGTCGGCGGGTACGTCGACGGCGACATGGCTGCGGAGCTCGGTGCCGGCCAGTCCTACGAGAACATCGCGGCCCGCATGGGCGGAAAGTTGCTGGCCCTTGAGCCCGGTGAGGAGTTCCAGTCCTTCAGCTCTAATCGCCCGAGCCCGACCTTCACCGGCTTCCTCGCGGCGCTGGAGCGTGACATCAGCCAGGGCGTCCTGCCTTACGAGTTCGTCAACGACCCGTCCAAGATTGGCGGGGCGTCTGTCCGCCTGATCACGGCGAAGGCCGGCCGGGTGTTCGGCAAGTACCAGAGCATCCTCATCGAGCAGCTCTGTCAGCCGACTTGGGGCTACATCATCGGGCAGGGCATCGCCGCCGGCGAACTCCCTGACGACCCGAACTGGTCGAGCGTCTCCTGGACGACTCCCAAGAGCGTGACGGTCGACGGTGGCCGTGACGCGTCGAACGACCGGGCCGACGTTGAGATGGGTCTGCTCTCCATGTCTGAGCTCTACGCCCAGCGCGGCCTCGACTTCCGTACCGAGATGAAGAAGCGGGCGAGCGACATGGTTCACATTCAGAGCCTCGCGAAAGAGTACGGCATCCCGTTTGAGCTCCTGTTCCGCCCGAGCAACACCCCGCTGGGCACGGTCTACAACGTCGAGCAGGAGGAGGCCGCCGAAGGCCCGGAGATGGAGGACGAGCCCGCCGACCAAGAGGAGCCCGAGTCCGAAGACCAACCCAATTCCTAACACTTATGACCAAGTTCCTTCTGAACGGCCTCAAAGGCCGCGAGCCCCTGCTGATTGACCCCGCCAAGGCGAGCGACCACGCCGCCCTCGCGGAGAAGTTCGGCTTCACGGATATCTTGGCGCAGCTGTTCGGCGCCGCCCCCGAGCCCTATGTCCTGGAGAACGGGACGGGCGTCATCCCCGTCGTCGGAGTGATCGGCAAAGGTCTCTCGCCTCTGGAAAAGATGATGGGCTCGACCGACGTCGACGCTGTGTCCGAGGCCATCGACAAGATGGCGGCGAACCCGGCGGTCAAGCGCATCGCCTTCCATGTCTCCAGCCCGGGCGGCACGGTGACGGGCGTCGAGGAATTGGCGAACAAGGTGCGGGCGCTCAAGGTGCCGACGATGGCCTACACCGACTCCGAGATGGCCTCCGCGGCCTACTGGATCGCCTCGGCTGCCGACCGCGTCGTGGCCTCCCCTTCGGCGACCGTCGGCTCGATCGGTGTCTACATGGCTATCCCTGACTTTTCAAAGGCCGCCGAGATGCAGGGCATCAAGATGGTCGTCATCAAGTCGGGCAAGTTCAAGGGCGCCGGCATCGAGGGCACGTCCCTGACCGCCGACCAGGTCGAGAACCTGCAAGCCTCGGTCGACGGCATCCATGCCGACTTCAAGGCCGCCGTGCTGATGAAGCGTAAGATGGTCAAGGCCGAGACGATGGAAGGCCAGACCTTCAACGGGAAGCAGGCCGCTCAGGTCGGTCTCGTCACCGGGCTGGCTGACTCGTTCAACGCCGCCCTGGCTAACTTCTGACCGATGCCCGTCGACGTTCCCTCCTATGTCAGCGACGCCGCGGCCCGTGGGCTTGCGTGGCATCGGGAAGGGAAGTCTGGCGATGGCGTGACCGACCAGACCTTGCGGGAAGCCCGCGACATGGTCAACGGGAGCATCTCCGAGGACAAGGTTCGGCGCATGGGCCCTTGGTTCCGCCGGCATGAGGCCGACATGGACGCCCCGAAGAACAAGCCCGACAACGAGGACTTCCCCGGGGCCGGCGCGGTCGCTTGGGCGTTGTGGGGTGGCCCTACCTCGGGCGACATCATGCGAGCCCGTGATTGGGCCGAGCGCAAGGTCGAGCAGCTGGATCGCGAGAAGGAAAACGCCTCGGCTAGTTGCCCGACTCCGCAAACTCAAATGACCATCGAAGAACAGCTGCACGAAGCCCTTGCCGCCTCCGTCTCCCTCGCCGTCGAGCGTGACGACCTGCGGGCCACCGTCGAGAAGCTGACCGTCGGCGCCGCCGATGAGCTCACCGCCGCGAAGGCCGACATCGCCGCGAAGGACTCCCGCATCGCCGAACTGACCGCCGCGGTCGACGGCCTCGCCGCCGAGACCGTCACCCTCAAGGCGCTCGTCGCCCAGCTCGAAGCCGGCAAGGTCAGCGCCTCAAAGGAAGCCGCCAAGATCGCGGCCTCTGTCGGCGTCGACCCAGTCCAGATGTCCCCGGCTGATAATGCCGTGGCCGCCCCCGAGGCCGTCGACCATGTCGCCGCCTTCCTCGCCCTGCCTGTCGGCTCGGCTGAGCGTGCCGCCTATTTCAAGGCGCATCAGTCCGCCATCGTCCGCGGCATCTTCTAATTTCACCCTCATCCCTAATCATTCCTAACCATGGCTAACTCCATCACCGCCGCTCCCGCCGTCCTCGCTGAAGGCGTCATCGGCTCCCTCAAGAACAAGCTGCCCGTCCTCTCGGGCATCTCGACCG